CAAATTAAAGATTAACAGAATAGTAAATGGTAAAATACCTGAACTAAATAAACCAATTTTCCAAAAGATGTTTATGGAAGATAGGATGTTTGGTGCCTTACCAAATATGGATAGTTGGATAATGCAAACTTGGACTCAACTTAATAGGTTTGCTAAGATAAATAATGGGTCGTAAAAAGAAATATTATACCGAAGAAGAGAAACTCGAAGCTCAACGAAAATGGCAGATGGACCACTATGAGCGTAATAAGACCAAGATTCTAAAGAAGGCTAAGGAAAGGTATAGATTGAAGAAAATCGAACAACGTAGAAAGGAAAAAAGGAAAAATTTATATGGAGAACAGTAAACTAATCAATGGAGATAGTATTGATGAGTTAAAAAAACTCAAAGATAATTCAGTAGATTTACTCTGTACTGATCCACCTTATGGATATGGATTTATGGGTAAGTCTTGGGATAAGATGTTGCCACCTAAAGAAATATTTGAAGAGTCATTGAGAGTATTGAAACCAGGTTCATTTGCATTCGTAATGAGTGCACCAAGAAGTGATGTTCAATACAGAATGGTACAGATGTTAGAAGATGTTGGATTTGAGATTGGATACACACCAATCTATTGGACATATGCTACAGGTTTCCCAAAGGCTATGAACATAGGAAAGGCCGTTGATAAGAGATTAGGTAAAGAACGAAAAGTAGTTGGAAAACATCCAGATCCACGACATAAGTATTTGAATACAGACATAAGAAGTGGAAATGCAGCAGGTGGTGGTCATACAAATGCGGCCAGAGAGAGTGGATTGATTACTGCACCAGCATCAGACGAAGCAAAGAAACTTGATGGTAGTTATGCAGGATACCAACCAAAACCAGCAGTAGAAGTGGTGATTGTGGCAATGAAACCATTAGAGAAGAAAGGTTATTTAGACCAAGCACTTGATAATCAAAAAGGGATCACTTGGTTGGATAATTGTAGAATACCATTTGCAGGAATGAGTGATGAGGAACAATTTGATAAAGATAATGTTGCAGGACACCAAAAATTTATAGAAAAACGAAAAGAAGAAATGTATGGTGGTGGTTGGGATAAACCAGCACGAAAATCTAAAAGTGATTATGAAAAGTATGTGAGTGATAAAAACAATAAAGAAAACTTTTCAGATGAACGAGGATGGAATAAGTGGGGAGAAGAAGATTTCGGAGAAACACGGAATGCTCAAAATTTCACATCGGAAGATACCTATGAACGAGTTTCAGCATTTGGAGATACAGAACAATCAGAAACCAAAGATGGTAGAAATCTATGGGGAAAGAAAGCCACGAAAAAGGTTAAAATCACAAAGAGAAAACCAAGAGAAGAAAATACAGTATTCAAGACAAGTGGATTTAAGTCAGAGAATAATGATACAGCAGAAGCATCACCACTCGGTAGATTTGCGGCGAACTTGTTGGTAAGTGATGATGTGTTAAATGTTAAAAGTAAAGGACAACTAGCACCAACTACTGGTAAAGAACCGTCTAATTATAAAGAGAATAATACACACGGTAGTTATTTAGGTTATCGTAAAGAAATGACACCAAGAGATGACGGAGATTCATTCAGTAGATATTATAGTTTAGATGCCTGGTGGGAAGATAGGGTTAAGAAATTACCAGAAGAAATACAACGGACATTTCCATTTTTAATTGTTCCAAAGGCGAGTAAATCTGAAAAGAATAGTGGATTGGAAAATAATATTCATCCAACAGTAAAACCCGTAACCTTAATGAGTTATTTAGTTACATTGGGTAGTCGTAAAAATGATGTAGTATTGGATCCATTTTCAGGTAGTGGAACAACAGGAATTGCTTGTGTGTTTTCAGAAAGGAACTATATACTTATTGAAAGAGAAAAAGAGTATTTTGAGATACTAAAGGCTCGGATTAAGAAGGCAGAAAACCCAGCAGGATTAGTAGAAAATGAATGGTTTTAATCAATGAGTGATAGATCAACTTTATCACAGTTCGGACACGTTTTTCAGGCAAAGATTATTTCATCTTTGTTATCAGACAAGAAATTTATACAAACTATATCAGATATTTTAGAACCAGATTATTTCGATAGTGATGCCAATAAGTGGTTATGTAAAATTATAAGAGATTATTTCTTTGAGTATAAAACCACTCCAACTCTTGAGGTGATGAAAGTCAAAATAGATGAGATGGAGAATGAGATTTTACAGGTTTCAGTAGTAGAGAATTTAAAAGAGAGTTGGAGAAATGTAGAATCAACCGATTTAAAGTTTGTTCAAGAACAAACCTTAGAGTTTTGTAGAAATCAAGTTATGAAACAGGCCATTATGGATAGTGTTGATTTGATTGAAGTGGGCCAATATGACCAAATCAAAAAAATTGTAGATAACGCAATGAAGGCTGGTTCGGATAGAGATTTAGGACACGATTATATAATTGGGATAGAAGAGCGACTTACAAAATCCACAAGAGAAACTGTAAAGACAGGCTGGGATCCAATAGATGAGATTATGGATGGTGGATTAGGAGCAGGAGAATTGGGTGTAGTAGTAGCACCGGCCGGAATTGGTAAAACTTGGTGTTTACAAACCATAGCTTCCGCAGCAGTTAAACAGGGATTGAATGTAGTTCATTATACATTAGAGTTAAATCAAAATTATGTTGGTTTAAGATACGACACAGTTTTTAGTGGTGTTACTACGTCAGATATAAAATTCTATCAAGATGATGTTAAGAAGAAAATAGATGCACTCAAAGGAACATTACTGATAAAATATTTTCCCACTAAAAGTGCTTCAGTTCAAACTTTAACTTCACATCTAAGTCAAATTGAAATACAAGGAAATAAGCCAGATTTAGTAATAGTGGATTACGCCGATATTTTAAAAGGTGTGGGTTCAGAAAAAAGACATATTTTAGAAAATATTTATGAAGATTTAAGAGGATTAGCTGGTGAAATTGAGTGTCCGATATGGACAGCCTCACAGGCAAATCGTAGTTCATTAGAAGAAGAAGTTATTGATGCAACAAAAGTTGCAGAGGCATATAGTAAAGTAATGATAGCTGACTTCGTGGTATCAGTTAGTAGAAAGGTTGAAGATAAGATTGCAAATACAAGTAGGTTTCATGTTATAAAGAATAGATTTGGTATAGATGGTATAACTTTTCCATCAAGTATGAATACTAATATTGGTAAAATTCTGATTTACGAATCAACGACTCAAAGTGGTCAAGAGGTTCAAGGGAAGATGGATAATAGTCAAGAGTATTTACGAAAGCAGTTGGCAAATAAATATAATTCTGAAAAAGATATGGATGGCTTTGAATAGAAGCGAGTATATATTATATTTATGATGGGTAACGCTACACCAAGTTATTTTTAAATGGATATAGTAAGCAAGGAGAAATAGTTTATATGGAAAAGTTTCAGTTATCAGAAAATTTTATAAATAAGTACAAAAGAAAAAAACCCCCGTTTGGTTTTAATGGCTTAGGTGAATTAGTTTACATGAGAACCTATTCTCGTATTAAAGAAAATGGAAAAAATGAACGTTGGTGGGAAACCATTAAACGGGTTGTAGAGGGAACTTACTCTATGCAAAAGAATTGGATTGACCAACATCAACTTGGTTGGAATCCTTGGCAGGCACAAGCATCAGCTCAAGAAATGTATGACCGAATGTTTAATATGAAATTTTTACCTCCTGGTCGTGGTCTTTGGGCAATGGGAACTGCTATAACAGAAGAAAAGAATTTATATGCGGCACTTAACAATTGTGCATTCGTATCAACATCAACAATCAAGGAAGATTACTCAAAACCATTTACATTTTTGATGGACGCGAGTATGTTAGGTGTTGGTGTTGGGTTTGATACAAAAGGTGCCGGTGAAATTATTGTAAAGGGAGTTAATGTTGATAGAAAAGAAGAAATATATGTAATTCCAGATACACGAGAAGGGTGGGTAGATTCATTAAAGTTATTGTTAGAGAGTTATTTTCATGGAACATCAGAAATTCAATTTGATTATACATTAATTAGACCAGCAGGTGCACCAATACTTGGTTTTGGTGGTGTATCAAGTGGTCATGAACCATTAAAAGAAATTCACGAGGAAATTAGAAAAGTATTAGAACAAAATAGTACAGAACCAATTACAGTAACTACCATTGTTGATATAATGAACCTTATTGGTAAGTGTGTCGTAGCAGGGAACGTAAGACGAACAGCGGAGATTGTGTTCGGTGATCCATTTGATGAGGAGTATTTGGATTTAAAAAATTATAAAGTGAATCCACATAGAGAACAATATGGATGGACAAGTAATAATAGTATCTTCGCGGAACTTGGTATGGATTATACAGATGTGTGTAAGAGAATTAATGATAACGGAGAACCTGGATTTGCATGGTTAGAAAATATGAGGAAATTTTCTCGTATGCAAAATGGTGGAGATAATAAAGACCATAGAGTTGCAGGTGGAAATCCTTGTTTAGAACAATCATTAGAATCATATGAGTTATGTTGTTTAGTAGAGACGTTTCCAAACAACCACGATTCATTAGAGGATTATCAAAGAACACTCAAATATGCTTATCTGTATGCCAAAACCGTAACATTAGGTAAAACACACTGGCCTGAAACCAATAGGGTTATGTTAAGGAATAGAAGAATTGGTTGTAGTGTAAGTGGTGTTGCTCAGTTTATTACAAAACACGGAATGGAAGAATTAAGAAATTGGTTAGAGAGTGGATACGACACTATACAAGAGTGGGATAAACAATATAGTGATTGGTTCGCAGTTCCAAAGTCAATTAAAACTACAAGTGTTAAACCAAGTGGAACGGTTTCATTATTAGTAGGAGCAACTCCGGGAATGCACTATCCAGAGTCGAGATTTTATATAAGAAGAATGAGGTTATCAAAACATTCAGAGTTAATAGAACCACTAAAGAAAGCGGGTTACAAATTAGAACCAGCCTTCGGTTCGGAAGATTCTACAGTGGTGGTAGGAGTACCAGTAGATGTAGGTGAGGGTATAAGAACAGCAAGTGAATTATCCATATGGGAACAATTCAGTTTAGCCGCGTTCTTACAACGACATTGGGCAGATAACCAAGTTAGTTGTACAGCAACATTCAATCCTGAAACAGAGGCAACCGAACTACCACACGTGTTGAACTATTTTCAATATAAATTAAAAGGTATATCATTATTACCAAGACACCCATTAGGAGCATACAAACAAATGCCCTATGAATCAATTACAGAAGAAGATTATGATAAACAAGTTTCAAAACTTGGATATTTGAGTTTTGTAGGTATAGAAGGTGAAGAAGCAGAAGTAGATCGTTTCTGTAATAACGATGTTTGTGAAATTCCAGGAGAAACAATTTATGAGTCATAAGTTAGAATACTTGTGGTTGGACGGTTGTAATCCAACTCAGATTAGAAGTAAAACCAAGATAGTTAAGTCCTTTGGACGAATGGGTGCAGAAGCTCCAATATGGGGATTTGATGGTAGTTCTACAAATCAAGCAGAAGGTAGTAATTCTGATTGCGTATTAAAACCAGTAAGGGTATATCCGAATCCGTTGGAAAGTTCCACTTATCAACAAGGATCAATCGTATTGTGTGAAGTGTGGAATGTAGATGATACACCACACGAAACAAATACAAGAACAAGGTTAGAAGAAACATTAGTAGATTTAGATGAAGATATCGATGAATGGGTAGGCTTTGAACAAGAATATACACTCTTTCCAAAATACGGTCATAAGGGTGATGGTAGACCATTAGGGTGGGTAGATTATGAAGAACCAGCTCCACAAGGAGATTATTATTGTGGTAGAAATGCTGGTGAAAACATTATGAAAGAACATACTGATACCTGTATAGAAGCAGGTTTGAGTATATGTGGAACAAACGCAGAAGTGATGTTAGGACAATGGGAATACCAAATTGGTGCAGGTGGTTCAATTCATATGAGTGATGATTTATGGGTTGCTCGTTGGTTAATGGAAAGAATTTGTGAGAAACATGATTTAAAAGTTTCACTACATCCAAAACCAATTCAAGGGGATTGGAATGGTGCAGGATGTCATACTAATTTCTCTACAGCGGCTATGAGAGAAGAGATTGGTGGAATGGCAGAAATATTAAATGCGTGTCTTAAATTAAAAGATACCCACAAAGAACACATAGAAGTTTATGGTCAAGATAATGACCAGAGACTTACTGGTGAGCATGAAACTTGTGACATCAATACGTTTAGATATGGAGTATCAGATAGAGGAGCATCTATTCGTATTCCGTGGCAAGTAGAAAAAAATGGATGTGGTTATTTAGAAGATAGACGACCATCATCAAATTGTGATCCGTATAAAGTCAGCAAAAAGTTGATAGAAACGATTTGTAGTTAGATACTTATAGTAAAGAGGTTATATTGTATCAAAAATTAATATTCGTATCACACACTACAGCTAACCACTAAGGGGGCTTTGGATCTACCAAAACGTTTATTACGAAAGCCGTAAAAACAAAGTACATATATGGGATGATCATAGTGGTCATGTAGTAGTGCCTTATAAAAGGTATGCATATGTGAAAGATAATTATGGAACTCATGTATCTTTATATGGTGACAGATTAAAGAAAATATATAAGTGGGAAAAGGGTCTTAAAGGATTACACGAAAGTGATATCAATCCTGAAACACGAACTCTCATTGATATGTACACTAATAGTGAAGAACCATCAACTGGTCATAGAATTATGATTATTGATATTGAGGTTGAAGTTACAGAGGGATTTCCAAGTCCACAAAAGGCAGAAAACAAAATTACTTCTATTGCAATTCACGATAGTGTAACCGACCAATATTTTTGTTTCGTTTTGGATGAAGAAAATAAACTTAAACCGAATGATTGGGGTAAAAATGTAACAGTAGAAACCTTTGACAAGGAGTATGGATTATTACAGAGGTTTTACGCGAAGTATTTAGAAATGCGACCAACCATTATAACGGGCTGGAATGTAGATGGTTTTGATATTCCATACCTTTATAATCGGGCCCAACAGATAGTTGGTAAGAACATAGCTGATTGTCTTTCACCAGTTTCTAAAGTTTATTGGAATAAATACAGAGAAAAGTATATGATAGCAGGGGTGAGTTGTTTAGACTACCTTATGTTATACAAGAATTTTACTTTTAGTTCTAAACCATCTTACAGATTAGATGATATTGGTCAATCAGAAGTTGGAACATCTAAAATATCATACGATGGAACTTTAAATGATTTATATGAAAACCACTTGGAAGATTTTGTTAAGTATAACATTCACGATGTTAGGATAGTAAAGAAATTAGACGACAAATTAGATTTTATTGATGTAGCTCGTGGTATTTGTCATGTAGGTCATGTTCCATATGAAGATATTGTTTATGACTCTCGATTTTTAGAGGGAGCCATATTGGTCTATTTGAAAAAACTCGGAGTTGTGGCACCCAATAAAACGCCACGAGATGATGTGAAGAAGGATGGAAAATTTGCAGGGGCTTATGTTCAGGATCCACAAAAAGGTAGACATGATTGGGTTTATGATTTGGATATTACTTCAATGTATCCATCAATCATCATGAGTTTGAATGTATCTCCCGAAACCAAGATTGGTAAAGTTATTGGTTGGGATCCAGAAGAATTTATTAGAGGTAAGAATAAGACATATTCAATTTATATGAATGATAAGAAAAAAGGACAATTTACTGAAATTGAACTTAAAGAGTATTTTGATAATAATCAAGTATCCATATCTAATAATGGTATTATATATAGAACTGATAAACTGGGATTAATACCAACATTATTATCAGAGTGGTTTGACAAACGAACAGAATATCGTAAGTTGGCCAAAAAGTTTAGTGATGAGGGAGATGAAGATCAAGCTGGTTATTTCAACAGACGACAGCATATTCAGAAGATTGTGTTGAACTCTATGTATGGGGTATTGGGTTTACCAGTATTTAGGTTTTATGATTTGGATAATGCGGAAGCCACAACGAAAACTGGTCAATCATTAATTAAGTTCACGAAGAAACTCGGTAATCATTTCTACAATAAAGAGTTAGGAACGGAAAAAGATTATTGTATTTATATTGATACAGATTCAGTATTCTATTCAGCAGTACCATTAATTGAACATAGATTTCCAAATCAAAACCTTAGTGATGTAATGATGACTCAAAGAATTAATGAGATTGCAACAGAAGTTCAAGGATTTTTAAATAAAAGCTATGATTATTTTGCACAGAAATTCTGTAATTTGAATAAACACCGATTTGAGATTAAACAAGAAATTGTAGCAAAGAGTGGATTATTTATCGTAAAGAAACGATATGGTATGAAGGTCATTTCAGATAATGGTGTTCAAGTGAATAAAACGATGGTTAAAGGATTAGATACAGTTCGTAGTAATTTCGCACCACTATTCAGAAAGTTATTAGCTGATGTATTAGATGATATTTTGGGGAGTGTTCCAAAAAGTAAGATAGACCATAGAATAACAAGATTTAAAAAGAATATGAAACTTAATAAGTTAGATGAAATTTCATCACCAACTGGAGTTAAGGGGATATGGAAATATTTGAGAAAAGAAAATGAACATAGTTCAACTTCGATACTTGAAAAACAAAAAGATAAACGAGTATTTTCTTTATTCCACAAAGGAACACCAGTTCATGTTAAGGCAGCAATTGCATACAATGACTTGGTTAGGTATTTTAAACAAGATAACAAATATGGGTTTATAAATAATGGGGATAAAATCCGTTGGGTGTATTTAAAGACAAATCCATTAGGATTAAAGGTTGTGGCATATAAAGGACATGAAGATCCACCAGAAATCATGAAATATATAGATGAACATATAGACCATGATAAGATTTATAGCCAAGCAATGACCAAAAAATTACAAATGTTTTATGATTGTTTGGATTGGGGAAAACCAGTAGATGAAGAACAAAGCATAGAAAGATTTTTTTGATTTTGAACAAAGTTGTATATATGTATATATAACAAATTAACAATAAGGAGTAAAATAACAAATGAATAAATACAAATTAACTCGATTCATTGATAAATACCATTTAGGTGGTAATGTTAATGCGGTGGTTATCAATAGTAAAAAAGACAGTCTTACGACTCGTTTTATTACTGGAGATAAAGCACTACTCGGTGAACTTTCAATGACCAATTGGACATTTGATGAAGCTGAATTAGGAGTTTATGATACAGAACAATTAAGTAGATTGTTAGGTGTTTTAGATGATGATGTATCTCTTAATTTAACACAGGCAGGAGATAAATCAATTGCAGTTGAGATTTCTGATGCACTATCCAAAGTCAACTTTATGTTGTCGGATAAATCAGTTATCAATCAACCACCACCATTGAAACAACTTCCTGAATTTCAGATAGCAATCAAGGTGGATTCTAATTTCATTCAGAGGTTCATTAGTGGTAAATCTGCATTACCAGATACAGATACCTTTACGGTAATTACTGATGAAGATGATGTGAAACTTGTAATAGGTTATTCTTCAATCAACACAAACAGGGTTACTATTCCTGTTGAAACTACTGAACATTCAAATATAGAAAATGTGTCTTTTAACGCAAATCTATTTAAAGATGTATTGGTGGCAAACAAGGAATGTGAAAGTGCAACACTATATGTTAGTGAGCAAGGATTGTCAAAAATCAATTTTAAAGTTGATGATTATGACGCTACTTACTTTCTCGTAGCCGTCCAAACAGTTGATTGATTTTGATAATTTCCCAACTTTTAGTGAAGAACATTTTCATACTTGGGTAAATGAATTAACACCGATTGAAGAACATAAAGGTTATTTGGTCAAGCGTGACGATAAATTCAACCTTGCAGGCGTTTCAGGTGGAAAAGTCCGCCAATGTTCTAAACTTGTCTACGATAATTTAGACCATATACTCAATGAGTGTAATGGTGGGATATTAACGGCGGCGGGCATACCGTCGCCACAAAGTTGTATCACATCGGCAGTTGCCAAGTATTTTGGTCTAAAGTGTTTGGTTACAGTACCACATTATCCAGACCACATTAGAGATAGCTATAGAGTAAATGTATCGTTGGCTCAAAAGTTTGGTGCAAAGGTGTATGGAGTAGGTAATCCGAATATATCGGGTCCAGAACTTGATGCCAAAAAATTAGTAGGTGAAACAGGTTATTTCCAAATCAAATTTGGTATGAATGGACGACAAGTAATGGAAACTATTGCCCAA